TTTGACTCTTGCAATTCAAGATTATAAAAAAGAAACAATTGCTATTTTTGCTAAAAGTCCTGAGGATAAAGAATTATTTAAGATTTATTCTCAAAGTGAAGCATTAGATGGAACTTGTGATGGAATACTTTCTGGTATTCCAAATGATACATCATGTGGTTTCCCTATTAACAAATCCAAGAAACAAGTATTTATTAAAGATGGAGATGATCCTTCCTTAGTTCAAGTACCTAGAGAATTTAATGATACTTTTGATATTCAATCAGAAATTGATAGTGTTCTTGAGGCTTGGAGTAAAGGTGAGCGATCAGAATCTATTTATAAAGCAAGTAGTAAAGTTAATGAATTATTACCTAATAAGAAAGCTACAGATAAAGTTAGAAAGTTTTATGGCTCATCAATAGCAAATTTTATTGCATCTAGAAGAGTTCTTGGAGCTTTACCTGAATTTATGTTGAGACATTCTAATACTACAGAATGTATGGTTGGTGTTAATGCAACATCAGATCAATGGTCAAAAGTTTACAAGAATTTAACAAGATTTGGTATAGTTAATATGATTGCTGGTGATTTTGCAGGATTTGATACCCGTATGGCTGCTCAAATTACTACAGCCGCTGCTTACATTATAGTTGAGTGGTATCGTGAAGCTGGTATGTCAGAAAGTGATATCCAATTAGTTAAAGGTGCTTTATCTGATATTGTTCATCCCAATATCCTTATTGATGGAGATTTATACAGATTTGCTAATGGAAATCCTTCTGGTAACCTTATCACAGTTCAACTTAATTCAATTTGTAACTCAATTATGATGCGCTATTGTTATTACAAGATGAATCCAAAGATTTCTACTCGTTTTGCACAGAATGTCTCTCTCATTACTTATGGTGATGATAATGCTATGTCTGTTGCAAAAACTTGTCCATGGTATAATCATACTTCATGCCAAAAAGTTTTTGCTGGTGTGGACATTGAATATACTATGGCTGATAAAGGTTCAGAATCGGTACCTTATATTGGAATTGATGAAATTTCTTTTCTCAAAAGAAATTTTATTCTACACGAAACATTAAACTGTATTGTGGCTCCAATTGAAACTGATTCAATTTATAAAAAGTTTTATTATTTAAAGAAACCTTCTGAAAGTCCTCTTTCAAATGAATCTCAATTCTCAAGTTATTGTGATGGTTCTTTTCGTGAAGCCTATTTAC